GGTGTCTTCGAGTGTTCCAATGTCGATCTCCGCTGCTAGACGTTTTGATTCTTGTATTCCAAATATAAGTGTTTGAACTTGCTCTTCTGTAAGATCAGAGAACTTTGTGTCCCAACCAAACTTACCCAATATAAAAGCTAATTCTTTCATAGGCGTTGGCGCTGTATCAACTTCGCTCAATGTATTATCTCCCTTCCAATTGTGCATAAATCCATTATGCTGTTTAATTCATCTTGATCCGCTTCCTTATTTTGGAACGCGATATTTAAAACTTCTTTGCCCTTTATCTCAACAACTGCTGTTCCAAATAAAACAACATTATCTGCATCCTCCAGATGCTCTCTAAGAGCGTCATTCGCGGAAGATTCGACTTCAAGTAGGTTTGAGTTGTCACTTACAAAGCAAACCAATTCATACTCAACTGTTTCAACTTTATCCTCTGATTTCTCAGCGATCATAATGTGCATTTCAAATCTAGGCATTATCTTCTTTTGTCGCCAATTCTCCGCTACACGCTAAATAACCCGCACCATCCGCAAAGTTATCTAAGTTTTTGGGATTTGATTTAATACGAGCAATTTTTAGGAGGGTCATCATTACCCCAACATCTGTAACGCTGATGTAAGAATCCTCTAAATAACTATTCCATAAATCAGCTATTCTATTAAAATTCTCTTCCAAGTCTCCATGCTCTTGAGCGCGTTCCTTGGTTACATATTTATTCGCTAAATCTAATAATTCGCCCCGGTTCATTTGTAATTGCTCCCTGTTAGTTTTTTCCAATTGTCTGCTATCAATTTATCAACGCCATCTCTGTTCCAATAGTAACTCAAACAGCAAGCTGCTTTGTACTTAGTCCAAGAGAAATCCATCATGTTTATAGTGACGCCATTTGCGGCTAGATGCTCCTTTTGCTTCGCTGATGCAGGCTGGTTCAACCAGCGTTTTGTTTTGTTTGCTGCGTTACTATCCTCTATTTCTCGCAAGAAGTCATCCCCCGCAGCCATTGCCTGTACCTTCTCGCCTATGGAGACTACTCTAGGACGCCCATTCTTGGCTTTTACGATAGCTATCCAGTAATCTCCGATGTTGCCCACCAGAGTAAAGCCATTGAAGCCCATAGCCATCATTGCAGAGCCGTTGCCGTATGGATCAATCCACATAAACGGAGACATTTGCATGAGATCGTATTCGGTCATCTCAAAGTTTTCTAATATGTCTTTTACTTTGCGCTCAAACTCATGCTCACAGATTGGACAAATGCGTGTGTTCGATGCCACTTCGCTTTCACAGTCTGGGCAAATTTTTGTTGGAGCATCGCCACCAACAGACTTGTCTGCACCATCTAAGTTCGCTGTTTCGTCTAAACCGCCATGAGTGATAATTGATGTGCCGAAGTCCATAACAACGCAGTCAGTCTTTATGACATTTGGATATAACTCAGGATCAAGGATACGCAGACCACGACCAATCATCTGCACCATTGTACCCTTTTGGGAGCATGGACGCGTTAGAATGATGCAAGATACAGGTGGAGCGTCAAAACCTTCGGTCAGGACTGCCACGTTTACGATAACTTGGAGATCACCAAACTCAAGATTGTACAGCATCTCTGCACGTTTCTGTTTGTCTGTCTCTCCTGTAACGTAGTCGGCTCTTATTCCTGCTGAAACAAACGCATCGCAAACGTGTTCAGCGTGTGCCACCGTAGAACAGAATACAACAGTCTTTCGATCTCCTGCCTTGTCTTCCCATTCGGAAACAATGCGATCATTAATGACTTGGCGATCCATGATAGCCGCCACTTCTTCCATGTCGTATTCTTTACCGCGTTTTGTAACCCGATCTAGTTGATCCCCTACGCCAAGATCAATGATGTAGCTTTTAGGACGTACTAGGAAACCTTCGCGTATCAGCGTGGCTAGTTCAATCTGATGTGCGCAGTTGTTGAATATGGAACGCAGACCTTTACCATCGCCACGGTTCGGCGTTGCAGTAAAGCCTACAATCTCAGCATCGTCATTGTCTTCACGAACTGCGTTAATAACTTTTGTGTACGTTGGAGCCGCCGCATGGTGGCCTTCGTCAATTACAACCATGTCAAACAAAGGGCGATCTCTAAGGTTTCTATCGCGTGACATTGTTTGGATCATTGAGAACACAGCATCACCGTCCCAATGCTTGACTGTTCCGTTGACAATACTTGTTGTGATGTAGGGATTAACCTTTTCAAACTTCTCTTTGTTTTGCGCTACAAGTTCATCCCGGTGTTGAATGACAAGAACTCGCTTGCCTTTCTTATGCCGTTCACCAACGAGCGCAGAGAGCATGATTGTTTTGCCAGCACCTGTAGGAGCGACAACTAGGGTGTTTCTATGCTTGTCTAACGCGGTACAAGCGTCAGAAACAGCAACCTTTTGATAAGGACGTAATATCATAATAAGAACCTATTTGCTAGAATAGTTGGGGGGTTAGCGGCCTCGCCCCCCCTGTGCGAGTTCTAGCAGGCGCGGAATGGCCCTGCCGCTAGATTTACTTTTGCGCCCAAGAAGGTACTGCACCGCTAGGTTGTGCAGGAGCTTGTGGTACAGATGCCTGTGCAGGAACTGTAGTATTCTGCATAGGAATGCTGCCTTGAGGCAAGAAATCCTTATTATCAGGCGTTAATGCTACCATTAACTGATTACTGTCCTTGTAACCATTAGTGCCTTTCTTAATACCAACCTTCACACAAAGCTCCATCGCATTCAAGTCAAACATTCCGCTAATATTGCGATTTTGTTGTGCTTGAGGCGTTACGTCAGAAGGGTTAATGTTTCGTGCGCTTTCGACAATGGACTTCAATGTACGAAGACCAATCTCTTTAGCCAATGGCATACCGCTTTGACCCATCTTGTCGCCATCGACAAAGACGCTGTGCCAAAATTTACGGCGATCATACTCGCCACCGATGATTGTGAACTCAAGGTTCATCCACTTAGCAGATGTGCTTTGTGATTTCTTAAACCATTGACCCTGACCAAACTCAGAGATTTCAATATCTCCTTGCTGGACAATTACAACGGCACGACAAACTGTGCCATTAGGAATAAGAGAGAACTCTTGAGTTTGCGGATTTTCGTCTTGTGGTACATTATTAAAATTAAGCATTATGCTTCTCCTTCGCTAGAAGTTTGGGTTGTAGGATCGACAAAGGTTAATTCCTTGTCGGACTTGTTGGAGCCTGCTGACATCTTTTCCATTAATCTTCCAAGATGAGGCTCTTCTAATGTGTCGAGTCTGCCAGAACGGTCTTTGGCTGGATAGCCCCATTCGTTCAGAGGTTGACAAACAAAGGCACGATACTGACCGTGATCCCCTGTTAAGACTGACATTGTGATTACCTCGTCAACAATTCCGGGCAATTCACGACCAGTTTTGCTCCCCTCAATTTGAAGAGAGTATTGCTTGCGTCCGTACTCGTCAGTGATCTCGTCAAGAATACCAACAAAGATTACGTTCTTAGAACGAATGTGTTGAATGTGCGTTAGCCATGACATCATCTCACGACCATGCAAACCATATGCGGCACGAGTATCCATCTTACCAGAGCGGTCAGACCGCACCTCTGGCTGTTGTAAGCACCACTGAAAGCACAAACGCCCTGCTACGGTGATAGAGTCCACAAACAGAGTATCGTACTTCTTCCATACCTCTGAAGCATCCCCATAAATCTGCGCTACATAATTGTAATGTGATTCGCTGTACGGTTGATCGTCAGCCAACGATGGGTTTGGTCCACCTAAGAAGCAAGCAAGATCACGGCATTCTGCCCATGTGCGCGGACGAACGACATCAATAGGATGCCCTTCGATAGCTGCATCACCAGCTTCTAAGTCCATGAACAAAGTCGTAGGCGCATTGAGAGTACGAGCAAGTGTGGTTTTACCCACACCGCTTGCACCACATACCACGATCTTGTGACCTTTTTTCTCAGCCATACGCTGATCTGCTGTTATAATTTGTAGTGTCATTAGCTTTCCTCCAACTCTACTGTAAAGCGACCATTTTCGATAGTGCGACATTCCTCTAAAATCCGCTTGATAGCAGGAGGAGCGGCTGTAAACTTGCGTTCTTCAACAGCAAATGTCAGCTTTCCATAATGTCGTGCATCTTCATCTGACATTGTTCCCAATGTCTCACGCAACATATCTTGGTCCCATGTTACTTTTTTGGCTAAATGAACTTTAACCTTGTGATTTCCGTCAACAACGTAAGCTGTGCCAAAATCTTTACTATCGTTACGAAGAGCATCCTTCGCTATTGACATATAAGTGTCTGATAGCTGGTCTTCGATTTCTTTTAATTGAACTTTTAGATCGTTCATAGATGCTTTCAAAGTATCTCTACGATCAAATAAATCACGACTGTTCATGTCGATTCCTTTCCGCTGGTTACTAGAGTCCCAACTATAACCATACAGTGTGGGTGACTGTCAAGAACTTTTTTTAGATAATTTTTTTTGTATTAACTATTGACATCCTAAACTATATGGTATATAATGGGATTATCAAGGACAAGCCTTGGTGCGTTATTTGACAATCTAGCTAAAAGGATAAATTTATGAAAGACTATAACGAAATTGAAACAACCGAACTTCGTCAATGGTATATGAACGCATATGCAACACGAGGGTGTTTAGGTCACAAAAAGAATGATCGAAATAGACGCCTTACAGAGTTGTATGGAGAAGAACTTCAACGCAGAGGAACGAGCATTCCAAACAGAGAAGATGTTGATGAATTTGGAAGTTTTAATGGAAAAGGATCATCATAAATGTGGGGGCCTAGCGCCCCCCTTTTTTTGACAAGAATATCTCAATATCCAAACAAGCCTTCATGAGCTTCTTCTTTAGCTTAAACTCAGGGGTTTCAAATCCCTTGGCGTCTTCGACAATTTCATGCCACACGCCGTCTTTGTCTTCGCGCTTGTAGCGGAAGTCAGCAACGTAGGCGCATATCTTCTGATCATTTACCAGTAGGTTGTATCGAACCTGTAGCTCAAGGTCTTTGACCACTCCAGCGCGTTCAAGTGACTTTATATATAGATACCGCTCACCTTCCCACTTAGAGTCAAACTTGATACCTTGTATGGTAACTTTCTTGTTTCCGTATTTGGGTCTTGACCCACGCAGTTTGGGATTATATACAGTAGGGAAAGTCATTTATGGGAAGGAGTCTCCATGCCAAACCCCGGAAAATATAAATCCGTAGGTGTTTCGATTGAAGCCTACGATAAGCTAGTGTTTATCGCAGAACACGAGGATCGTGCTATCGGACGCCAACTTGCGCGTATGATTGATGAAACATACGGTGATATTCATTTGCGTGTCAACAACAAGAGATCAAGCGCAACACCCGTAGCCGTTGGCATTGGGGGTTTATCAACCGTTATTGAAGACTAAAGAAGTCCTGCGTTGCCCAACCCACCTAACAGTGTTGCGGCATCGGCTGGATTTTGTCGTGCGCGATCTCTAAGTTCTTTATTAACATTAGAGCGAAGAATATCAATTATACCAGCAGGGGCAGCAGGACCTCTTTGTGGAATAGTATCAGGAATTGATATTTGAGGCATTTCAGGTTGTTGAACATTTGGAATACTTGTTCGGTTTCCTTGCTCCTGTCTAAACATAGCACGAGGAAGTACGTTTTTAGCTAAACGACTGCCTTGTCCATATGTAGAACCTATTCCACGAGCAATCCCACCAGCCCTACCAGCCATTTGTCCTACATTTACACCTTCTTCAATTGCAGCTTGATTCATTATATCTATTACGCCTTGAGCGCGAGCTTCTGGATTATTTATAGTAGCACGCCTCATTGCTATGTAAGCCTTTACAGACTCTGGCTTGTTGAAAATACTTACAATTGCTCTAAATTTAGCTAATCTTCCTAACACATTAAGAGGATGTGAAAATATTCGAGAGAACATTCCTTGAGCAGCAATAGAGCCTTCTTTAGCCGCATCTTTACCAATAACAGCTAAATCGTCTCCAAAATCTTTTAGTGCTTTAAAAGTTTGTTGACCTTCTTCGTCTAAAATTTGTTTTAAAGAACCCGGTTTGTATTCGCTTAAAGTTTCTTGTAAAGACCTTGCTTTTGCAGCAGATGTAAATACATCTTCGTCAACTACACTTAGCACGTCTTGAAGAACAACATTCTTCATGTTTTGTTTCATTTGAGGGTTGTAGTCAAAAAACTTCATAATTTGACGCGTTTCGCTTTCAGTCAAATTAGGTTTTGTTAAAGCCTTAACAACGTCATCATAACTCGCAGATTTGTTCGGGTTGTTTAGGTCTTTAATAACACTTGTTTTCAGAGCCTCTGCTTGCTCCTTGTTTGCTTTAACAACATTTTCTAAGGAAATTATAAGATCGGAAGAACCTCCTGCATCAAAAACTCTTTGCACATCGTTTGCATTTAAAGTATTTTTTATACTTGTTTGTTGCATAACCTTTGCAAGTTTTTTAACTTCTCCCCACTCCTTGCCAAATAATTTAGGTCCAGTAGTTCCAAGTTTCATAATACTTTTTGCAAACGCCTTGCCGCTAAACGCTTGAGGATTTATTGGATCAAGTGCAGAATCCTTTATAGCCATACTAAAGAAACGGCCTCCAAGTTCGTCCAGTAATTCGTTTGGGTTATCGACTGCACTTATCACAGCCTGAAGGCGTTCAGGAGAATCTGGTTTAATAACTTTAGAAAAAAAGCCATCTGATATTGCTTGCGGACCTGCATCACCAAAGGCTTTTAAGTCTTGTATAGACCGTATAACACCAATGTTTGATAAATCTTCAAACCTACTAATGCCTTTTCTGTAATTATCATTAGCAGTTTTTCGTAACTTTGCGGCTTTTGCTAATATTTTTCTTGTGTTTGGAGGAAGGTTTATGTCTGTAGGAAGCACTAAGCGATTAATAATATCATCGCTGTCTAACATATTATCAAGAAGACCTTTAAGACTATTCAGTTGTTTTGTTCCTTGAGTTCCAGCACCAAACATTAAGCTGTCATTAACGTGCTTTCTAAGAGAAACAAGGTTTCTAAAACTAGCTTTCCCACCCGCATCTGTTAGTTCTTTTAATGAATTGTATGCAAGACCAACAGAACCTTCTAAAAGAGATGTTCCATGATCTTCTATCATATCATCAAATTTACTCATAAGACCGCTAGTATCAAACAATTTTACTTTGCCGCCTTCTTTGATAACTTGAGCGCCATTTAATGTGAGAGGAACTTGAAGTTGCGCCAAAGCATCGTCTATAGCACCATAAGCACTCCGCGATACGTCATCAAAAGCATTGAATGATTGAACTATACTGCCAAGAGTTTTTGCGTTTAAATCTAAATTCTCATCTACAGAAGTATATAGCATTTTCATGCCAGTATCTATGGCGTCAAAAGTTTCTGCGTGAGCTTTCTTTATATTCCCATTTAACTTTTCAAATTTAGAAGGAGCATACCACATTACGTCTTTAGCTAAATCTTCTACAGGATCACCTTTTATGGCATTAGTGAACATTTTCTTTTCTTCCAAAGCCACTGCTAGGTTATTGTCCATTCTAGTAGTATTTTTTGTTACATTTTCACCAAAAAGTTGAGTGAATGCTAGAGGTTCTGGAGCGTTAAGTGAACGCATAGATTGAACGTATCCTTTGCCAACCAACCTGTCACCTTGGTCTAGTTGTTTTAAAGTTACTTCATCCATTGCACTAAGAGAGCCGCCTGTGCGACCCGCTATTGACTTACCAGCACGACCCAAACCACGCGCTCCTGCGGCTACAACAGCGCCAGCAACTTCGCCACCAGCACCAATAACGGCTTCTATAGCTACATCTTTGGCTACCTCACCAAG